CTTATATAAAACCCACCCCCTTGATGGAACCGTGGAGTCTCTATACATTGCGCGCATGGAGCTTATTCCCGACATCGATTCGGATATCCCCGTTCCGCTCAAATCTTCCAAGCACTTGGAGATGTCCCCGGCGGCAGAACTCCGTGCCCGTGCGGAAACTATAAAGATCCTGTCCGATTTAACCGGGACGCCGCTCGTACCTACGGAAGACGACCAGTCCGCTGCCGAATCCTTGGCGAGGCAAATGATGTCCGATCCAGAAGTAAGACCGGACTTCTCGCGTTATCAGAACTCGACCATGGCGTTCCTTGCCGGGATGGTCGCGCAGATGAACGTGCAGATCGTGGACGAACTGTCCGAGCTGAAACTGTACGTTGTCAACAAGTTGATCTTCGAAGCGGAGAATGCCCCGGACAGCAAGACCCGTATCACGGCGCTGTCCAAACTGGGCGAGATCGATGGCGTCGACGCCTTCAAGAAGCGCTCAGAAGTCACCGTGCAAGTGAAGCCGATTGAGGAAGTGGAGCGAGAACTCCTGACTGTGCTTAATAATATAGAGTACACAGTCGTAAACACCCCAGCTTCCACAGAGGATGTCGAGGACATCGACTACGAAATTGAGGAGAGTGATGGCGTAGAGAACGATAGTGACGAGTCCTAACGCCTCAAATATGTTGAACTCAGGCTTATCACCGTCGGACATCGCTAAACTCCGCGCTGCCCTACCCCATATGCCGGAAGCGCAAAAGCGCAAAACGGCGGATTTACTGGTCAAATACTACAAAGAGACGGCTAAAACCAAGGGTAAAGACGACTTTTTGACGTTCATTAAGCACGTCTACCCGGGGTATAAAGTAGGCCCTCACCATGCCAAATTAGCACGAATCTTTGAAGAAGTCGCCAACGGGAAGAAAAAACGCGTGATTGTGAACATCGCGCCCCGTCACGGTAAGTCTGAGATGATCTCTTACCTTGCTCCGGCGTGGTTTTTGGGCAAATACCCCGAGAAGAAGGTCATCATGTCGTCCCATACGGCAGATTTGGCGGTCAACTTCGGTAGAAGGGTGCGAAATCTCGTCGGATCGGACCTTTATAAAGACATTTTCCCACAGGTTGAGCTTCAAGCGGACTCTAAATCGGCATCACGGTGGGGGACGAACTTCAATGGAGAGTATTTCGCTATCGGTGTGGGCGGCGCTCTCGCTGGTCGGGGTGCTGATCTATTCATTATTGACGATCCGCACTCTGAGCAGGAGGCTAAGCAGGGCACTTCTCATGTCTTCGAACCGGCGTGGGAGTGGTTCCAGTCGGGTCCGATCCAACGTTTGATGCCCGGAGGCGCGATCATCGTCGTCATGACGCGGTGGTCGAAGCTCGACCTGACCGGACAGATCATTGACCACATGATGCGCAACGACGACTCCGATGAATGGGAGGTCGTCGAGTTCCCTGCCATCCTCAACGACAAGCCGTTGTGGCCTGAGTTCTGGAAGTTGGACGAACTCCTTGCCAAGAAGGCGTCCATGGACGTGCGCTACTGGCAAGCCCAGTACATGCAGGAGCCGACGAGCGAGGAAGGCGCGCTGATCAAGCGCGAATGGTGGAACGTGTGGGAGGAAGACACCCCTCCGCAGTGTGACTACCTCATCATGAGTCTTGACGCCGCCCAAGAAGCCAATACACGCGCGGACTACAACGCCGTGACGATATGGGGGGTGTTCGAGAACCGGACTACGCACACCAAGAACATCGTGCTGCTGAATGCCATCAAGGAACGGATGGAGTATCCGGAGTTGAAAGAGTTAATATTGGAGCAGTACAAAGAGTGGACGCCTGACAGTTTCATCGTCGAGAAGAAGTCCAACGGCGCGGTGCTCTACCAAGAGATGCGTCGGATGGGCATACCCATCACAGAGTTCACTCCGGGTAAGGGTCAGGACAAGATCAGCCGCGTGAACGCGGTGTCCGACTTGTTCCGATCTGGGATGGTGTGGGCACCCGACCGGCGATGGGCACGAGAAGTGATCGAAGAATGCAACGACTTCCCGGCAGGTAAAAATGACGACTTGGTTGATAGTACCACTCTTGCTCTTCTGCGTTTTCGGCAGGGTGGCTTTATACGTCTACCTTCTGATGAGCCAGAGCCTGTCAAACTGTTCCGATCGACCCGACGAGTAGGAGGATACTACTGATGGCTAACCCGCCTATTGCCCCTAAGAACATTGATACGTTGGGGCCAACCTATGTCGGGGATCCGAAGTATCTCACTCCGGAAGAATTAAACAGCGGGGGTCTTGATCGATGGGATCCGTACGGAGCGCACAAGCCCCCTGCACTTAAGATCTACAAGATGGACTACAAGACGGGTAAGCCTGAGACCTTACCCCATGTGTTCACGCCGAACTACCAAGACTACTACGACGCCGCACAGGCGAAGTACGGGCCTAATAAGTGGCGCGACCATGTGTCGAACATCCACGAACCTATAAGCCGCCCGATGCTGAACGCGTTGTACACCGCGCAGCAAAACGGTCTGAAGATTAAACCCGAAGACGTGATGACCTTGATCGCACAGGAAGGTCGCGGCGATCTGGGCGGGAACGACTTTGACATTCAGCGTTCGTATCCGAACAACAAACCCGCTCAAGCCCTGTACCAGAAGGTAATGGATTACGGGCACGACTCCGAACATGCGGGTACCGCAGCGCTCATGCTGGCTAAGCAGATGGACGCGGATCGTTTAAACGTCCCGTTCGGCGCGGCGTGGAACGGCACGGGGGAGTCCGTTAAGAATCCGACGTACCTCAAGAAGGGTGTGTCGCACACGGGGTTTGATTACGCCCGTGAGATGGACATGAACAAGGACATCATCAACGACCCGCGTAACGCACCCGCGCTGAACTATATCCGGCAGCAGATGTCCCCTCCGCCGTCGATCAACGAGATCAATCAGGCGGAGTATCAGCGGCGGTTGCAAGCCCGAGAGAAAGAAAAGCAAGCGTATATCGCCCAGAATGCGTCGCAGTATACGGACCCCACGAAGGATCGGAACCGGCTCGGGGCTACGGATATGCCGTGGTTGAACGCAGGACTGCACGGTCTGGCGAATCTTGTCCATGGCAACTCGCCGTTCCACGGTTGGGACGATCAGCAAGTGCGCGACCATTATGCGGACGAATACGATGCGAATTCGACCAAGCGTGTTGTTGCCCCTCCGCAATACGACACGACACAATCGCAGCAGCCGGTCTATCAGGCCACTGTTGCTTACCCTGAAAACTACCGCGCTGGCGGTCGAGTAAGGATGATCTAATGGCTGACACATATAAGATGGGGTCCATCTCACCGATTGAACCGACGCACGACTCACGATAGGAAAATACTATGAGCATCGACAAGTCCTTGTACGCGGCCCCGCAAGGGCTTGGCTCTCTGAATCAAGAACCGATTGAAGTGGAGATCGAAGATCCGGAGGCGGTACACATCTCCGGCCCGGGCTTTGAGATGCACATGGAGCACCATGTCCCGGCGTTCGATGCCAACCTCGCCGAGGAAATGGACGAGCGCGCCCTCATGTCGTTGGGCTACGAGTTGCTCGGTGACATCGATGAGGACATGGCGAGCCGCAAAGATTGGCTCGACACCTACGTCAAAGGGCTTCAGCTCTTAGGTCTCAAATACGAAGAGCGGACGGAGCCGTGGCCCGGAGCCTGTGGTGTCTACCACCCACTCTTATTAGAGGCTGCGGTCAAGTTCCAAGCTGAGATGATCATGGAGACGTTCCCCGCCGCAGGGCCGGTGCGAACCAAGATCATAGGCAAGGAGACCCCGGAGAAGAAGCAAGCCGCGACTCGCGTTCAGGAAGACATGAACTATGAGTTGACCGAGGTCATGCAGGAGTACCGTCCCGAGCACGAACGCCTCCTCTTGAGTATGGCGATCGCGGGCAACGCGTTCAAGAAGATCTACTTCGACCCATCGCTGAACCGCCAGATTGCGCCCATGATTCCGGCGGAGGACGTCATCGTCCCGTACGGCGCGGCGAACTTAGAGTCGGCGGAGCGCGTCACGCACCGGATGCGGAAGACCAAGAACGAGTTGCGCAAATTGCAGGTCGCGGGGTTCTACCGCGATGTGGACTTGGGCGAACCGATGCGCATCATGGACGAGGTCGAGAAACGTAAAGCGGAGCAGCAGGGCTTCAGCGCGTCGATGGACGACCGCTTCCAGATCCTCGAAGTGCATTGCTACCTCGACTTGCCCGGGTATGAGGACGAAGACGGCATCAAATTGCCGTATGTCGTGACCATTGAGAAGGGTACGGCGACGGTTCTGGCGATTCGCCGCAATTGGTTGGAGGACGACAAACTCAAACTGCGCCGTCAGCACTTCGTCCACTACGGATACATCCCGGGCTTCGGCTTCTATTACTTCGGCTTGATCCACCTGATCGGTGGGCACACCAAGGCCGCGACCTCCCTCATCCGTCAGTTGATCGATGCGGGCACCCTATCGAACCTTCCCGGTGGCTTAAAGGCCCGGGGTATGCGCGTCAAGGGGGACGATACCCCCATTGCACCCGGAGAATTCCGTGATGTCGATCTTCCCAGCGGCGCTATACGCGACAATATCCTTCCGCTTCCGTACAAGGAGCCATCGCAAGTTCTGATGGCGCTGATGGACAAGGTGGTGGCTGACGGTCGTCAGTTTGCGGCCTCGTCAGAACTCAACGTGTCCGATATGTCGTCACAGGCTCCGGTCGGCACGACGCTCGCCATTCTTGAACGCGTGATGAAGGTCATCAGCGCCGTTCAGGCCCGTATTCACTACGCCATGAAGCAGGAGTTCAAACTGCTCGCGGCGATCATTCGGGACAACACCCCGGAGGATTACGACTATGAGCCAGAGATTGGCGACGCTTCTGCAAAGCGTTCTGATTACGACTGCGTTGACGTACTACCTGTATCTGACCCTAACGCCTCCACTATGGCGCAAAGAGTGGTTCAGTATCAGGCAGTTATGCAGTTGGCTCAGCAAGCGCCTCAGATCTATGATCTCCCGTTTCTTCACCGGCAGATGATCGAAGTTCTGGGCATCAAGAACGCCCAGAAGATCGTGCCGTTGGCGGAAGATGCCAAGCCGATGGATCCTGTGTCCGAGAACATGGCGATCATGAACGGCAAGCCCGTCAAGGCGTTCATGTACCAAGACCACGCGTCGCACCTCGCCGTCCACATGGCGGCGATGCAGGATCCGATGATCATGCAGGTCATCGGTCAGAATCCGAAAGCGCAGGGGATCATGGCAGCGGGTGCCGCGCACGTCATGGAGCACGTCGCCATGAAGTATCGGCAGGAGATTGAGAAGCAGTTGGGCGTACCACTTCCGCCGCCGCCGGAGGCCGCACTGGCGGGCAGTGGCGAGGGCGATGATGACTTGGGGTACTTGCCGCCGCAAGCGGAGTCCGAGTTGTCGTCTCTGTTGGCGCAAGCGGCCCAGAAGCTGCAAGCTCAGAATCAGCAAGCGGCGCAACAGCAACAGGCTCAGCAACAGCAGCAGGATCCGCTCATCCAGATGCAGCAGCAAGAGTTGCAGATCAAGCAGCAGCAGGTTCAGGTGGCGATGCAGGAAGTGCAGATCAAGGCGCAGCAAGCACAGGCAGCGGCTCAGATCGCGCAGGAAGAACAGCAGCGCAAGATCAAGAAGGACATGATGGATGCGGCGGCTCGGGCCGACGAGTTGAAGTTAAAGGAGATGGAACTCCAGACGATGGTGCAGTTGGAAGGCGTGAAGATCGGCGCGGACATTCAGCACCGCAAGATCGCTCACATGACCAGTACGGCACAGGCTGTGGACAAGCACCAACTGGAGCAGTCGAAGCACCTCGTGGACGCTGCGCACCGCGCAGACACGCACGATCTCAATACATCAAAGCATCTACACGACGTCGTCAAGACGGGTGTGGATACGGCGCACAAGAAGGCTCAGCACAAACTGGACGTCGCTCAAATGCAGAACGACGCACAGCAAACGGACGATCAACCAAGTGAAGACGGGGGTAGTGAATGAGTGCAGATACCGCTGCGGAGTTTCTCATCAAGAAATTCCAGAAAGAGCGCGAACGAATTGTAGGACACGTCTTAAAGGGCGTGTCATTTGAACAGGAATACTACCGGTCACTCGGTCTTATTCAGGGGTTCGACTACGCAGTTGAGTTGATTAAAAACACGGCCCAAAAGGTCGCAAACGACGAGGAGTTAGACGATGAGTGACATCAATGTCGATAAGACATTGTCCGAAGCCGAGCGCAAGGCAAAGCAGCTACCCGATCCTGTCGGGTTCAAGTTGCTGTGCATGGTGCCCAAGGTAGAGGAAGAGTTCGGCGGCACGGGGATCATCAAGTCCTCGGAGTCCGTCAAAGTCGAAGAGCAGACGACCATCGTCTTGTTCGTCGCAAAGGTCGGGCCGGATGCTTACAAAGATCCGACTCGGTTTCCATCGGGGCCGTGGTGCAAGGTGGGGGACTTCGTGGTCGTCCGCGCCTACAGCGGTACTCGCATCAAGATTCACGGTACCGAATGGCGGATCATCAACGACGATTCCGTTGACGGCACTGTGGAAGATCCACGCGGCATTGGGAGGGCAGGATAATGGCAGAGCAAAACCAAGAGCTTGAAGCTGAAGACTTCAAGGTAGACATCGAAGACGACACTCCGGTAGAGGACCGTAATAAGGCTCCGATGCCCAAGGAAGTGGTCGAGGAAATTGAGAAGGATGACCTTGAGGAATACTCCGAAAAGGTTCAGACCCGTATCAAGCAGATGAAGAAGGTCTACCACGATGAGCGTCGGGCTAAAGAAGCCGCCGCTCGGGAACGTGAGGAGGCTCTTCGCTTTGCTCAGCAAGCATACGAAGAAAATAAGCTGCTAAGACAACGACTTAGCGCAGGTGAGAAGATTTTCGCCTCAGAGACGACCAAGGCGGCTACCACGGAAGTGGAACGCGCCCGTGAACGACTCAAGGCGGCGGTGGATGCGCAGGACTCCGGGGCGATCGCAGAAGCGCAGGAAGCGCTCATGGACGCCAAGGCGAAACTTAAAGAGTTTCAACAGTTTCGGCCCTCTTTACAAGAACCGGAACACGGTGTACAACAGCAACCACAGGCTCAGCCTCAGACCGTTCAGCAGCCGCAGGTGGACCCAAAAGCCCTTGCATGGCAGAAGCAGAACCCATGGTTTGGGGCAGACGAGGAGATGACTGCCCTCGCTTTGGGTTTGCACGAAAAACTGGTCCGGTCGGGTGTAAATTCGAGCAGCGACGATTACTACCGCCGAGTCGATGAGACGATGAAAAAACGATTCCCCGAGTACTTCGAGGAATTGCAACCCACGGAAGAGCCTGAAAAGCCCGTCCGCAAGACCAGCACTGTTGTGGCTCCTGCTACACGGTCCTCTGCACCCCGACAAATCCGAATCACGGCCTCTCAGGCTGCAATTGCTAAACGATTAGGGATTAGTCCGGAGCATTACGCCCGTGAAGTCTTGAAACTGGAGAATAACAATGGCTGAAAATCGTCTGACTCGTACCTTAGAAGATCGTGAAGCGTCCAAGCGTCCGATGACTTGGCGTCCTGCGTCGATCCTACCTGAACCCAATCCCGTTCCCGGCTGGGCTTTTAAGTACATCCGTATGAGCGTGATGGGGCAGAACGATCCGACCAACGTATCTAAGATGTTCCGTGAAGGTTGGGAGCCTGTGAAGGCTGCTGAAGTTCCGGAGATCATGCACCAGCGAGACAACAACCCCAACAGCCGGTATCCGGATGGTGTGGAGATTGGTGGACTGCTGCTCTGCAAAGCCCCCACTGAATTGGTTGAGTCCCGTAGGCAGCACTTTCAGGACTTGGCGCAACGTCAGTTGGAGGCCGTCGATAACAATATGTTGTCTCAAAAGGACCGTCGGTCGAACATGGATATGTTCACCGAGAGAAAGTCTCAGGTCTCTTTTGGGCGTGGCAAATAACTTTTAGGAGTCTTCAATGGCTTATCCGACTATCTCAGCCCCATACGGGCTAAAGCCGGTGAACCTGCAAGGCGGTCGTGTATTTGCGGGTTCCACCCGTATGTTCCCGATTGTCAACGGTTACGGCACGAGCCTGTTCAACGGCGACGTTGTGCAGATCGGTACTGGTGCCAATATTGGCAACCTCATCGCTTCGGGTCTTACCTACAACGCTGCGTCGGCGGTTGCAGGTACCATCGGCGTGTTCGTCGGCTGCGAATACAGCACGACGGGCGGTCCGATTTACGGCAAGAATCGCTATCAGTACTGGCAAGCCTCCACGACTGCTCCGGACGCGATTGGTTACGTGGTGGATGATCCGAACGCGTTGTTCCGCACGGCAGTTGTTGTTAACCCCGCCGGTACCGGCGGTAGCCAGACCATTCAGTACGTTAATCCGGCGTTCGTCGGTTCCAACGCGTACTACATCGGCGCGGCAGCGGGTAACACCGGTCTGACCACGACGGGCGACTCGTTGGCGGGTGTGGCTGTGTCGGCTTCGGCGACGGTCTCGACCCCGATCACCGCGTCGGCTGCGTTCCGCATCGTGCAGGTGGTTCCGGATACGGCGGTGAACGTGACGGCGGCGGCGACGTCGAGCAGCACGACCATCACCCTGTCGGCCTCCAACTCGGCGATTCAGCCGGGAATGGCAGTCAACGGCCCCGGCATCACGGTCGGTTCCAACACCTACGTGACGGCTGTTTCGACTACGTCTGTGACTATTAACACGGCGGTGACAACGGCGCAGAGTACTGCGACCAACTTCACCTTTACTGGCTATCCGGAAGTGATTGTCGGCTGGAACTTCGGTTACCACGGCTATCTCAACGCGACCGGCGTCTAAGGAGTAATGACAAATGGCAATTTCACGCGCACAACTCCTTAAGGAACTGCTTCCGGGTCTGAACGCTTTGTTCGGTCTTGAGTATGCTTCGTATGGCGAAGAGCATAAGGAACTCTTTGAGGTCGAGACCTCTGAGCGTTCGTTTGAAGAAGAGACGAAACTCTCGGGCTTCAACGCTGCTCCGGTTAAGAACGAAGGTCAGGCGATTGCGTATGACAATGCGCAGGAAGCGTGGACCGCTCGTTACAACCACGAGACCATCGCTCTCGGCTTCTCCATCACGGAAGAAGCGATTGAAGACAACTTGTACGACTCGCTGTCGAAGCGTTACACCAAGGCACTCGCTCGTGCCATGGCGTACACCAAGCAGTACAAGGCCGCTTCGATCATCAACAACGGCTTCAATGCCGGTGGTCAGTACAACGGCGGCGACGGCGTTCCCCTGTTCTCGACGGCTCACCCGTTGATCTCGGGCGGTACGAACAGCAACACCTTCTCGACCAGCCCTGACCTGAACGAAACGTCGCTTGAAGCGGCGACGATTCAGATCGCTGGTTGGACGGACGAGCGCGGTCTGTTGATCGCTGCGAAGCCGCGCAAGTTGGTGGTTCCGCCGAACCAGATGTTCGTTGCGAAGCGTCTGCTCGACACGGAACTCCGTGTTGGCACGTCGGACAACGACATCAACGCTCTGAAGTCGATGGGCACGATCAGCGAAGGGTTCAAGGTGAACCACTTCTTGACCGACACCCACGGCTACTACATTCTCACGGACGTTCCGAACGGCCTGAAGATGTTCGAGCGTGTTGCGCTTCAGAACAGCATGGACGGTGACTTCGATACGGGCAACGTGCGGTACAAGAGCCGCGAACGTTACTCGTTCGGTTGGTCGGATCCGCTCGGCGTGTTCGGCGTGGCCTGATGACGAAGGGGGCCTCACGGCCCCCTTTCTCTAGGAACATTGAGTCTTACGAACCGGCCTAGCGGACGTTGCAGAGATCGTAAGACGACGATACATGGCCCCCTGCAAGGGGCAGGAGAATTATCATGGGATTACAGACTCATTTAGGCCCACAACTGTTGGGCACGATCAAGAACAATAATCCGGCAATCGTACTGACGAACACACCGTCACCGACGTATCTTGGCTCGTACCCGACTAACGGTTACCGCAATCTCGGTGCCGGTGACGGCTCGCAGTTTGCGCCGATCTCGTTCACGCAGATGAACACGTCTGCGAACAACTCGTCTGCGGTGTTCTATCCGTATCTGACGACCAACGGTGGCACGGCGCAGCCTATTGTCATTCCGTCGGGGTCGTTCATCAGCAGCATCTATTTGGATGTCGTCATTCCGTTTAACTTCTCGACTATCCCAACGGGTATTACGATGAGCATTAACGCGTATGGCGGCACCGGCACGACTATCAGTACGGGCGTTTCGACTGTCACCACGACGTGTACGGCGGCTACGACTAGCGCTACGCAAGCCTTCACGTCCACCGCAGGTATCTACCCCGGCATGGTGGTCACGGGCGCGGGTATTACTGGTACGATCACGGTCTCGTCCATCACCAATGCCACGACGCTTGTGTTGTCTGCGTCGATTACTTCGACGGCGACGGCGTACACGTTCACGGCAAATTCGGTCAGTCTGAGCAGCGGCCTCAACATCGTAACGCACGGCTCCAGTTCGGCTATTACGGCGTATAACTCCGCGCAGCGTAACCAAGTCGGTTCGGGTACCTCGTTCGCGTATGTGTCGGGTACTTCGATAACCAACATTGCCGGTATGCAGTACCTCACCAACACGGGTCCGACGGACACGATGCTCGGTGTTACGTTCACGTATACGGGTTCTGGTACGGCAGTCGCTGGCTCTGCGATCCTGTCAGTCAACTACGTCCTCCGTAACCCGGATGGCACGTACTACCCGCAGACGCCGACTAGCCCGATTGCGAACCCGCCGGTCGTCACGTACTAATAGGACACTGACATGGGTAACCAAACTCATCCGAGTCCTACGTTCCCGCAGTATCCCGGCGGTGCGTACGCCATCACGCCGAGTGACACGGCTAACATTCCGTTGCCGAATGGTCACTCGTGCGTGGTTTATGTAGGCACGGGTGGCAACATCCAAGTCACTACGTCGAACGGGGATACCGCGACCTTCACGAACTTGAACAGCGGGTCTATCCTGCCTGTGCAGGTGACGAAGGTCTGGGCGACCAGTACGACTGCTTCAGGCTTGATCGGGATCTACTAACATGACCTTCGGCTTCGGCCTTGGTTTGCCTCATGGCATCACGAGCGGTGGCCCTGCGCTGAACTACAACTTCACGCAGGGCGTACTGCCTCAAGGTGTCACGTTCTCCCGTGGTACGGTTGCAACCCAGTACAACTCGCAGGGGTTGGTGGCGTATGCGCCGTCGAATTTGTTGCTGCAAAGTAATTCGTTTTCCACCAGTCCGTGGGTTGCGTCTGGCGGCGTTGCGGCGGTAACGACTAACGTCGTTGCTCCTGACGGCACATTGGCTTACATATTTACCTCGTCAAGCAGCAACGCTTATTTGTATCAACCCATAACGGCGTCAAACAATACGACGTACACGTTATCTGTTTGGGTGATGTCAACAGGTACGCCAATCACGGCGAATCTGGCGTTGTCCCAAAACAGCGGCGCTACCAATGCGCTTGCCACGCCGTTTACTACGTCAAACATCTGGCAGCGCGTTGTGCTGACCGGAACGCTTGGAACGCCCACAGCGCCGCTTTGGTTCTTGATTGGCGGCGGTGGTCAAATCCCGTTGGGTTCATCGCTGTACATCTGGGGCGCTCAGTTAGAGCAATCCCCCACCGCTACCACCTACACGCCCACGACCACCGCTGCTGTCTACGGCCCTCGGTTCGACTACGATCCGGGCAACGTGTTGCAGCAGAATTGGTTGTCGTATTCGCAACAATTTAACAATGCAGCGTGGAGTAACTCCCATACAACGGTTTATCCAAATACGCTGCAAGCGCCGGATGGAACGTACACCGCGTCAACAATTACGAATACTGTTGGACAAAATTCTTACATATCGCAAGGAACACCCGTTTCTGTTCCCGTAGGAACTGCGTATGTGATGTCTGTATACCTTCAGCAATTAGTGGGCAACGGACTTGTTTATTTTGAAAACATTGGCGCTGTTGGAATATCCCCTGTTACTGTCAATTTGTTGGCGGGGACTATTTCCACCGGAACGCTTACGCCCGTTGGGAATGGATGGTATTTGGCCTCATGGCCTACCACAACAAATGCTTCCAGTCCGAACCCGCATTTTGTGATGTACATGAACGTCTACGGCGTTTCAACGTCGGCACAAAGCGTGGGTGTTTGGGGCGCACAAGTTAGCGTGTCATCGGCTCAGTTGCCCTACCTCGCCACCACTTCAACTCCGCAAACCGTCTGCGCCCCCAAGGGGCTGCTGATTGAGGAAGCGCGGACGAACACGGTTCTTTGGTCAACCGCAGTTGGCGGCACAAACGGTTGGGTACAAACCGGCGCAACAACCGCTGTAAATTCAAGTACAGCACCAGACGGCACAACAACTGCATCGTTGATTTCGGAAGATACATCGGTTAGCGCGCAACACGCGGTGTACGGGGCGACAACTGTTTCTGCGTCTACAGCAATTGCTTTGACTTGCTATATCAAAGCATCGGGTAGAAGTTACGCCTACATTCAGTATAACGACACCACAAGCGCAAACGATGCGTGGACATCGTTCAACCTGACTACGGGCGCTGTTGTCACGGCTCCAACAACTTTGGGCGGCACGTTTACAAATATGGCGTCTAGTGCCGTCAACGTCGGCAACGGATGGTTCCGCGTAATTTTTACGTTGACTACAAGCACCGTAGCCAACGGCTCATTTTACATAGGGTCGTCACCAGACGGAGTGCAACGTCTTTTTACAGGATCGGGTGCGGCGGCAATTTATGTTTGGGGCGCTCAATGCGAGGTAGGAGCCTTCCCCACCTCCTACATCCCAACCACAGCGGCGACGGTGACGAGGAATGCGGATGTGGCGCAGATCACTAGTTTTCCGTGGTTTAACGCAACAGCCGGTTCGTTTGTTGCTGTGTTTGATGCGGCTTCTATTACGCAGACAACTAGCATTATCGGAAGCGCACTTAGTAGCGGTGCTGCAATCATGTATAGCAGCATTGGCGACATCAAAACTTTTGACGGCACAACTGGCGCTGCAACAACTGGCAGTTACGCAATCAACACAACGGCTAAAGGTGGTTTGACGTATTCCGCAAGCGGTCGAACGGTAATGCTCAATGGAAATTTGGGCGGCATAGGAACCGTGGCTGGCAACTTGCAAACCGTTACGTCAATCGTGTTGGGTTCTGGATTTGGCGCAAATTATCTCAACGGCCACATTCAGTCCATTCAATACTTCAACTACGCGCTGACTAACACGCAACTTCAAGCCCTGACCTACGCGCAGTACATCTTGCTTGAGAACGGCAACCGAATTCTGCTGGAGAACAACTCCGGCGACATCTTATTAGGATAGAACAATGGCTGACACTAAAATCTCGGCTCTTGCATCAGGCGTACCGGCGGTAACGACGGACCTGATCCCCATCGCTCGCGGCACGGCGAACTACAGCCTCACGGCGGTCTCATTGCTTTCGCCTTCGGGCGTTAACTTCGCGGTCAACTCATCGACGGGCAACGTTACCGCAGGTCCGATACTCACGTTGAGCAACGGTGGCGGTAGCAGCAACGCGACTATCTCACTGACGGGATGGAACGCGGGCGTCTCTGCCACGGCGCAGATTTTTTCCGACTATACCGGCGACATAAAGATAGTCCCCGCTACGGGCATGACCACGCAGATCATGACGCCGAGTTCCGTCGCTGCGCTGACGGTTGGTTCGTCGGGTACAGTGACGATTGCCGCGCCGACGAGTGGTACTGCTTTGGTTGTTAACCAATCAAGTACGTCTGCCGCACTCCAAGTTCAAAGCCCTAACGCGACGTCTAACCTTTTGGCGTCATTTACGAACGCTACAACGGGTGGAAGTTTATCTATAGCAATGTCCGCTATTGCAAGTGGGTATTTGACTGGTACCGCGTCTGGCGACTCCGCAATTCGTACGGAAGCCAACAACCTTGCCATTGGATCTTTCAACGGCAACACACTTATCTCTAACGGCTCAAGATTGATCGCTACCTTTGCGTTTGCGGGTAACGTCACCATCGCTGCACCATCAAGCGGTGCCACTCTGACTGCTACCGCAGTTGCCAACTATCCTGCGCTTAACCCTATCTCTGCCGGTGGTGCGCCGCACATCGCCTTGGGTACTGTTGCGTCTTACAATGCGTGGTCTACAGGTTACTCGGCTATCCAGTATTTGACTTACGGGTCTACGTACGACTGGAACGGTGGCGGTACGGGCCACGTAAACAACGCCTACTACAACGGCACGAACTGGATTTACCGCACGACCAACGCGGCAATGCGTTACTCGCAGAACCTTGGTGCGAACTTCCACCAGTTTGATGTCGCGGCTTCGGGCACTTCCGGCAACGCGATTACGTGGCTTACGTCCATGTATATCGGCAGTTCCGGTAACGTTACGATCAACGCTCCGACAAGCGGCACAGCGTTAGCTATTACGGGGACAAACTCGACGACTGGTATAGGTGCTGTAATTGCGGGGTCCTACACTGGCGCAGGTACTACGCAACTTTTGTCGCTTAACGATCTCAACAATACCAATGGCGTAAATTTAAAACTGACCGGTAATGGCGCAACTACGCCGTCTAAGACGATCCGCGTCAGTAACGGCAATATGGAAATATTGAACGACGCGTACAGCGCGACGTTGCTTCGAGTAGTCGATAGCGGAGTTATTCAAATTCCTGCAGGCGGCGCTATGCGAATCGTGGCGACCACATACGCGACTATTCCCGCAGCAGCCACGGCGGGTGCGGGGGCGCAGGTGTGGATTACGGATTCCGGTACGGCGTACACGGGCGCGAATATCGGTACTATTATCAGCGCGGGCGGCGGTGCAAATCTCGCTCCATTGTACTCTGACGGCACTAACTGGCGAATTGGTTAAAACGGGGGATTGAAATGACTCTGGAACTCTCGACTGAAGAAGCACAGGCTCTCCTCAACTTCATCGACCTTGGCCTCAAGGCCACGGGTCTGGGTTCGGCGGAAGCGGCGGTGGTTCTGTCCAAGAAGATTCAGGACGCCGCGAAAGAAGCGGCTAAGGCGGCAGAATGAGCGTTACCTACACGACGAGCGTTACGTCCTTGGTCACCGTGCCGTCGCAAGACGGCCTGACGGATGTTGTCACTGCCGTGAACTGGCAGGTCTTGGCGACGGACGGGACGTACTACGCGCAGCAGTCGGGCACCGACGCGGTGGGGCCTCCCAATCCGGGCGACTTCACGGCGTACCCGAATCTGACTCAGGCACAGGTACTGAGTTGGATCCCTGACCCGTCCACAGCGGACGTGCAAGCGTACCTCGCGTCTAACATCGCCCTACAGGCCAACCCGCCTGTCGTGACCCTGCCACCGCCTTGGGGATAATCCGTGAGCGACCACAACGACACCATCAAGCACAGCCTAGATCTCGCTTTCGCTGCGGTAGTGGGCGGTGCGTGGTTACAGGTACTGCCGACGGTAACGACCCTCGTAGGCCTCGTGTGGTACCTGCTCCGGATCTGGGAGTCGGAGACGGTCAAGCAGTTGACGGGTAGACCCATGAGCAATCGTGACTGGATAGACACGATGCAGTTCCGCAGCCTGAGAAGGAAACAGGAGGGGGATAGAAATGGCGAGTAAGAAATGGATTCAGAAGGCAATCAAGCACCCCGGAGCGTTGCATGAACAATTACACGTTCCAAAGGGTGAAAAGATTCCTGCAAAGAAATTGGCTAAAGCCGCTGGCGCTTCAGGTAAGTTGGGCCAACGTGCGCGACTGGCCCAGACGCTTAAAGGAATGGGCAGTGCCGAGCGTAAGTAAGAAACAACACAACCTCATGGAGGCCGTGGCGCACAATCCCGGCTTTGCCAAAAAGGTTGGCATCCCACAGAAAGTGGGTAAACATTTCCATGAGGCAGATAAGATGAAACGTAAAAAATTTGATGAAGGTGGACAAGCCTCCAGCAAAGCCGACAAGGAATGGTGGAGGCATGGGAACCCCAGTGCGCCTAAGACGACAAAAGACATTCCGTCAGATGATTACGCTGATGCCTACGGGTTCGATAGCGCTTCGCAAGCGGGAAGTTATTTGTACGACAAAACTAAGAAGGCGCTTGGTCCGGGTATCGGAGACGCTTTAGGTTTTACCGTCGGTACGGTTGGCGCATTGCCAGCGCGTGGAATCAGTATGCTCTACCGTAAAGTGACGGGGCATACGCCTCCACCAAGATCTGACAACGAAGAATATAGGAAAGGTGGCAAAGTGAAACACGCAAACGAACTCCATGGCAAGGCTAAGGAAACGAAGTCGATTGCTAAGGAAGAAATGAAGGCCCTGAAGCGTGGTCACGCGCCGAAGGAAATCCTAGAACACGAAAAAGCGGAGCATAAGGCTATGGGCTACAAGAAGGGCGGCAAGATCGAAACCCCGAAGAAGGGTTTCGCGATGGCTGAGACCAAAGGTGGTCGCAAGCCACCGCACAGTAAGAAAGGCGAAGAAGGCGATACCAAACTCAAGGGTTTCGGTATGGGCAAGGGTCTCGGTAAGGGCCGTAAGGTCACCAAGGCGGCGACGCCGAAGGACGAGATGCCCCGTAAGGGCTTTGCCATGAAGAAGGGCGGTCACGTCAAGAAGCACGAGAAGCACATGGCGCGTGGCGGCATGGGCGCTCCGGCGCGTAAGCCGCATGTCCCGAAGCCTCCGAAGGCTGATCCGGCGGCGATCGCGGCCCTGATGGGTCCGGCGATGGGCGGCGGTGCCCCGGCTCCGGGCGCAGGTATGCCGCCGATGGGCGGGCCGACGATGGGTGCCAAGAAGGGTGGGCATATTAGCCATCACCATCATCACCACTACGCCAAGGGCGGTCACGTCAAGGGCGAGCACAAGCATGAAGACGGCATCGCCGAAAAGGGTCATACTCGCGGTAAGCAGGTGAAGATGGCCTCCGGCGGTCACGTCGGTTCCCACCCGTCTCGCCGTGCTGATGGCGCGGCCCACAAGGGACATACCCGCTGCAAGGTAGTGTGAGATGAAAGCGAAGGCGAGCAAAAAGCACGCGAAGCCTACCCGCCGAGCTAAAGGCGGGAAGTTTCACCACAAAATGAAGCGTCATTACGACGACGGCGGCGGTATCGACGTGGGTCCGATCGACATGGGTGGTCATATGCCCAATATCGATGACGCGATGTCGTTTAGCACCGCGTTTAAGTTGGCCCGTGCCGCGGGTAAACCGACGTTTCCGTGGCGTGGTAAGCGGTACACCACTCAGTTGGCGGGTGCGCAGCCTTCTGCGCCTTCCGCTGCCGCACCCTCGGCGGCTCCCGCTGCCGCACCCTCGGCGGCTCCGATGCCCCCACCGTCGCGCACGACAGGTCCGGGTATGGACATCAGTGGCACGGCCCCTGACGTCTATGGGCGCAGCAGTACAGATCCGTTCAGTATGCGACCGTCTGTAAATCCCGAGGAATATAGTCAGCAAGCCCGGATGGAAGGCACGCTTGGGCGACTGGGCACCCTTGGTGCCGCTGTCGCAGGGCCGGAAGCCTTGGGCGCGGAAGCCGGTGAAGGCTTCATTGGAAAAGAAGGGCTTACTGCTCTAAAGGCCCTCAAGAAACGTGGGCAGTTGGCGCGTAACCTCGGTAAAGCGACCAATAAGTCACTCCCGCACGCCGAAGCGGCTTCGGGTATGTGGAATGACGAATTCGGTCTAGGCATCAAGCGCGGCGGTAAGATCAAAGCCCACAAGTACGCCGCTGGCGGTTCTATTCGTGGCGGCGGCTGCGAATCGAAGGGCAAAACGAAAGGTTCTCATCGTTAATTAGGAGATTGAAATGTCGAAGCACGGTCATCACGAACATCACGGTCATCTCAAGCCCCATCACTCGAAGGGTCATCACGGTCCGCACGGCTCGCACGAGCATGCGACTCATGAGCATCACCCGAAGCATCATGAGCCGAAGCACCACACCCATCACATGACGCCGCACCACATCCACCACTCGCACGGTGGTCATGTGGATACGCACTTGCATCACCGCGAGCATATCCTCAAGCACTTCCACGGGAAGTAAGTGATGTTGTCTTCACGGGGCATGGGTGCCATAAATCCCAGTAAAGTCCCTACCCCCCGTACTGGGAGGAAGGTCCATGCCCCCGTGAAGGCTTGTTGTTCAGGTGGGAAGATGGCGAAGGGTGGGTTGGCATGGACTCGCAAGGAAGGCCAGAACCCGAATGGCGGCTTGAACGCTAAGGGTCGGGCGTCCTACAACAAGGCACACGGAGCGCACCTCAAGGCTCCGCAACCGGAAGGTGGCCCTCGTCGGGATTCGTTCTGTGCCCGGATGAAAGGCGCGAAGCGTAAACTGACGAGCAAGAAGACGGCGAACGATCCGAACAGTCGGATCAACAAAAGCCTACGGGCGTGGAAGTGCTAAATGACCGCTACACTGTCTGGTCTTACGACGTTTAATCCGAACCTCAACGACGTTGTTGAGGAGGCGTTTGAGCGTTGTGGCGCAGAGTTACGCTCGGGTTATGACTTGCGTACGGCTACGCGCAGTCTGAATCTGCTATTCATGGACTGGGCCAATCGCGGCGTCAATCTGTGGACGATGGATCTGTCGTATCAACAGGTGCTGACCCCCGGCGTAGCGACGTACACGATTCCCGTGGACACGGTAGATCTGCTCGACCATGTGATCCGTACAGGGTCTGGGACGACGCAGCAGGACATCAACATCACGCGCATCTCCAGTTCGACCTACCTCATGATCCCGAATAAGAATGCCACGGGGCGTCCTATTCAAGTTTGGATCAATCGGTTGAGCGGTCAGACGGCGGCGGGTGGTAGCAGCACGACGTATCAGCCCACGATCACGGTCTGGCCTACGCCAGACAATTCTACGACGTACACGTTCGTAGCAACGCGGCTGCGGCGTATTCAGGATGCGGGAACAGGTCTCAACATTCAGGACATGTCGTTCCGGTTCTGGCCCGCGATGTGTTCGGGTCTGGCCTACTACTTGTCTATGAAGATCACCGGGGCTGAGTCACGTACGCAGGTTCTTAAGATGGCGTACGACGAGGATTGGCAACGCGCGGCAGACGAAGACCGCGAGAAGGCGGCGATTCGATTTGTTCCCCGTGAAACATTCTTGCGGTGATCCATGCCGAATCGGTTTTCATCTGGCAAGTTTTCGATCGCCGAGTGCGATCGATGTGGGTTCCGGTACAAGTTGTCGGAACTCAAGAACCTTGTCATCAAGACGAAAAATGTCAGTATCAAGGTCTGTCCGTCGTGTTGGGATCCGGATCACCCGCAGTTGCAGTTGGGTCTGTATCCGGTCAACGATCCGCAAGCGGTGCGAGAGCCTCGCAAGGACATTAGTTACTACACCGCGACAAGCGTAAACGGCGGTGACGGTGGTAGCCGTATCTACCAGTGGGGATGGAATCCGGTCGGGTACCGGACATCGTTTTTGCCTGAGACGCCTAACGATCTAATCGGCGTCGGTGGCGTGGGTACGGTTACTATAGCGTTCTCCTAGGAGAGTTAGATGAAGAAGCACGACAAGCATCACGACGGCAAAAAGCACATGGCGGCGGGTGGTGTCACTGGCGAAGCCATGAAGAAGTATGGGCGCAATCTCGCCCGTGCGATGAATCAGAAAGCCGCGTCGCATAAGAGCGGCGGTCGGGGGCGGTAATGAGCAACAAATGGCAGGATTTTAAGTATTTCGGGTGGGATGAACCGAACCCCATCGGGAAGTACAAGCAGCCTATGAAGAACCCTCGGTTCACCGACGGTCAGGGCTACGAGTCTGATGAACTCGACCGCATGGGCACCAAGACCTACGGTCGTTGGGTGCGCCCGTTGAACGGCGACAAGAAGGAACGCCTTGAGATTCGTGGTTGCAAGAACACGACTCGCGGCAAGCACTTCTACGAGGATCACCAAGAGCGCGATCAGGTTCGTACTAAGGCTCGTCCGGGCAAGCACGAGGACTGATAGACCATGCAGGTCATCTACAGCACGTCGTCGTCTGCGACGAACAACTTGTACACGATGATTCAGAACTACTGTGAATCGTCGGAAGCGTCGTTCGTTGCGAACATACCGAACTTTGTACAGTTAGCGGAAGAGCGGATCTATAACTCTGTTCAGCTTCCTGTCATCCGACAGAACGCGACGGGTACGATGACTGCGGGCAATCAGTACCTCCAGTTGCCTTCCACGGTCGGCGGTGTGCCGGTGTCTTGGCTGTCGATCTTCTCGGTCGCGGTCATTAACCCGAACAACATCGCGGGTAACATCAGTCAGGCGTTCTTGCTCGACAAGGACGTGAACTTCGTTCGCCAGTCGTATCCAGACCCTACGATCACCGGTACGCCGCAGCACTATGGCGTGTTTGACTCCAGTACGCTGATTCTTGGCCCTACGCCGGATCAGAACTACGCGGTCGAGATGCACTACTACGGTTACCCTGCGTCCATCGTGACGGCAACCAATACATGGTTGGGCAATAACTTCGGTGAAGTATTGCTGTACGGTGCGGTGCGTGAAGGATACGTCTACCTGAAGGGTGAGACGGACATGGCACAGAAGTACGACCAGATGTATCAGGAAGGCATGGCGCTGCTCAAGCAGCTTGGCGATGGCAAAGACCGTCAGGACGCGTATCGTTCTGGTCAGGTCAGGGTTAAGGTCACATGAGTGGTATCACGCAATGTATGACCACCTCGTTCAAGGTGGACTGTTTGGGCATCGTGTCCAACGCCAAGATCGCGTTGTACTTAGTTGCCAATGGCGCGGCGTTAGATGCGACCACGACAGCGTACACCGCAACGGGCGAGACCACGGGTACCGGCTACACTGCCGGTGGACTCGCGTTGACCATAGGCACAGCGCCGACATCTAGCGGTACGACGGCTTATTTGGGCTTCAATAACGTCTCGTGGCCCGGAGCGTCGTTCAGCGCGGACGGCGCACTCATCTATAACTCGGTGACGGGACACTCTATCGCCGTGTTGAACTTCGGCGGTACCAAGACCGTTACGTCGGGTACGTTCACAGTACAGTTCCCCGCTGCCGCACCGGGGACTGCAATCGTTCAAATATCCTAGGGGTAGGCTATGAGCAGTAAGCGTTCTAAAGAGGGTTATCTGATCATCGACCATCGGGCAACAGAACCTGTTCCTGATGAAATCATGGTAAAAGACGGACTTCCTCCCGGTTCCGGTCGTGGAGTGTTTGAGTCTGCAACGTATACGTGTTCGCATTGCCAATATGTAGTAGTGCTAAACCCTAACCGTACTCGGGAACGCGAGTACTGCCGTGGTTGCGACAGTTATATTTGTGACGGTTGCGGACTACTTAAAAAGAATGGCGCTCCGTGCAAAACGTACGCGCAAGTTATAGACGAGGCTCATGAGGCCGCGTTGAGATTAACAAATTCTGGTTTGATTATTTCTTAAGGAGATTTGCAATGGCTAAGTATTCAGCCCAATACTCTTCGGTTCCTTTTGCAGTTACGGCCCTTGGTTCGAGTATCAGCACGACTGGTACTAATGCGTTTATGGCGTTGATCGGCGGTGTTGCTACCGGCGGCCTCAAGGTCAGCGAGATCTACATGGGTGGTGAAGCCGCTTCATCCTCGCAGGTGGCTTCGATGGCGTTTAGTCGCGCGACCACGCTTGCTGCGACTCTGACCGCAGGTTTCGCGACCATCATCTTAACGGATATTTTTGCGTCCCCGCCCGCGACCGCTCCTTCGGTGGGCACTCAGTGGACTACGACGACGGCTCCTGTCGCTAGCGCTAACGCACTGCTCCACTTGTCGTTCAACGCGTACGGCGGCATCGTGCGTTGGGTGGCATCGCCTGATCAAATGATTACGGCGTTCGGTACGGCGGCGTATACCAACGGTACGCAGGGTACGGGTGGTGAACTTATTTTGACGCAGATTGCGGGTACGGCTTCGACGATCTCGGGTCATATTCTGTTCGAAACCCTGTAAGAGGAGAACGCCGTGGCAGCAAACGGGTTAATGTACACGGCGTCGTTCAACGCCACGTCTGGTTTTGCGGGCGGTACAGTACAAGATCTTTGGCAGATCACTGCTTCTGCCACGGCATCCATCCTCATCCATTCGTGGCGCGTCACGATGCTCCCGGTGATTACATCGGGCGTGGCGCAGGACTTGCGGTTCAATCTTCAAATCCTTACG